ATCGATCAGTGGCGGATTTCAGATCCAGGGAGTAGAATTTATTCTTTCTGCTGGGCTGAATGTGATAAAATAGAGGGTTTTGACTATACGTCCTATCTGGACGCAATGATCTAAGGATTGAGTAAATATCCTTAGAATATAGCTCAAGGAATGTTTGGCTTAGTCAGTCAAATATTGCTATTACCCTCATTTTACACTCCGGATCCTTTACGACACTTAATCTTCTAGTCACAGGATGTGATTTTATATCTTCCCCGCTAAATGTAAAATCAAACCCTTGTGCCTTAGAGATTAAGGTATAAATGAACCGGGCGCCCTTCAGACAAGTTATTTTCAATAAAGCGGCTATATTATCATAAGTATAGTTGTACAGTGACTTATAACTGGTCAGTGTACTCGGTCCATTTGGACCTGCTTTACTTATCATAAATAACTGGCTTATTGAAAACTCTTTCTCTCTTTGTTTCTTGATCCCCATCTTTTGGATTACCCTAAGCAGTAAACCTCGGTCCAATACCTTGAGTTTAGCTGTAGAGACATCTGTAATAGATTTTAGGTCCACAGGGATAACCTCTCCCTTTTTCGGTCTAAGACACCTTGTGACAAGGAGTATTGTCATTAGAAATTTTATCTCTTGGGAATTGTGGGTTAGATTCTTAAGAGGTAAAAGGACTAATGGAATACCATCCTTATCAAGAGGTAATCCTAGGTCGGAAGTAGTTAGGGGTTGTCCACATAAGTATCTTGTAAAGTGTAATCTACACTCTTTCAAGTACTTAACTGTGTATAAGGTTCCTTTCTCCTTGAGTAGCGTGCACATTAAGGAATGATAAATTCCTATGTAGTACGACTGCTTCTGGATGTTAGGAAAGTAAAGTTTAGACGTTTTTAGTAGAATATAGTATATTTTATTAATCATGTTTAAATTTGAAAGTGGGTATCCGCAGGATTCTCAACCCTCACCTTTGTGGGTTATATCTCATAAATGAGATATAATGGCTCTTGAAGCCCATTTT